GACCACCGTCACTCCCGCCGCTTTCGTCCATGTACCGTTGCCGGTGAAAAGTTGTTCGTCTACTGAGCCGCCCGCCGCCGCCGCCCACTTGATACCCGTAGCCTCACCACTGTCGGCGGTTAAGACGTAATCATTGGTTCCGACCGCTAACATACTCGGCGCACCAGACCCATCCCCGGCCATCAGATGGCCTTTGGTGGCCATCGTGGCGGTGACCGCGACGGCTGATGTCCCATTCCCGACCAGGATTCCGTTGGCCGTGAATGTTGTGGCCCCGGTGCCACCGTTCCCGACCGGGAGAGTCCCGCTGACTCCGGTCGCGAGGGCGACTTGTGCCCACGCCGGGATGTTGCTGGACCCGGTATTCGTTAATGACCTCGTCGAGTTGGTGTCCTTGGCAAGCCTCGCGGGAGTGTTGGCTCCCGAAGCATAGAGGATATCCCCCGCCGTGGTCAGCACCGCCGGAGCGGTGACGTTGAGATTATCCCGGAGGTGCGTGTTCAAATCTGCGGCCAAAACGACGTAGCCGCTGGCCCAGGTCTTCGGGCTTGTCCAGCTAATTGTCTCCTCCTATGCCGTGGTCGGAATTTTCTTGTCTAAGCGTTGCCACGGTCTCCCCTGGTTCCCAGTTCCGGTTGACCGCCTCGGCTGGGTTGCGCCCGTTCATGGGCCGCTTTAATAACTCGGCCTCGATGGACTTCCGGTTGGTCGGGATCGTCACCTGGAACCATTTCCCGTCGTTGGCGGTGTTCCCGCATTCGACACACATAAAGACCGGCTGGGAAAGGTCAACAACGAGGGCGCTGTTGCACCCAGGACAATCGACCAGCCACCGGCCATGATTTATCCGGGCCGCAACCTCCCCGGAAGTGTTGTCCTCGGTCGGCTCCGGGAGTGGGCCGAATCCCATCCGCATATACATCCCCCGGACCATAACCAGATAGTCCTCCGGCTGGAGGTCTTGGTGTTGGACTATGTAGTCATCGGGCATCAGTAAGCCAGCCTGGTTTGAGTCCCGAGGGCGGACGTATTCAAGACCCAAAAATCAGAGAATTGAATGGCGTCCGAGAGGAGGTACGTCACCTGATGGAGCCGGTTGGCGTCGATCTGATGGTGGACTCCCTCGATGAAGAAGTCCCGGTTCAGCGAGAGGTCTGCCGTGTTGTCTGCGACCACGGTCACCCGTTCCGATATGTCCCGGTCCAACATCTCATTGATGGCGTTGGTGTCCCGATTGGCGAAATAACTCAACTCAAGGACGGCGGTCGGGTCTTTATAGATCGAGAGGTTGAAATCGGCCCAGTCCAATGCCTCGCCGGTATCCGGGATGAATTTGGTCTTGCTCGGCCAAGTTCTTTTGCCGAAGGCGGTCTTGGAGGTGGCGTCTTCCTGTTTGATGGAGGCCGGGTCGTCCGCCGTGATGGCCGTTCCCCTGGCCTGGAGTTTGGTTATGTAAGCCGTGGCCGAGGTGTTATTCGTCAGGGTGATCTCCATCGTCTCCGAGGACTTGCTAACGGAGATACCGATGGACGCCGTCACGTTAGTCCCAGAGCCGTCAGCCGCCGTATTCCCCAGCATATCGGTTGTTGCCGCCGTGGTTGTCCAGGCGTTAACTCCCCTGGCGTTGTTGGCCGAGGCGGTGGTCGGATACCGGGCGATGTAAGTCTTAGCCACACCGGGAGAGATGGACGGGGAGCTGGCGCCGGTCTCCGAAAGCGTCCAGAGTACCGCCACGCTGGCGGTCGTGTAGGTCTGGACATCGGTCTCAAAGATGTTGAATATATGCGGGAGCGGGTCATCCATGATGAGGCCGGAATATACCCTCGCCGCGCCCGAGGCGTCCGAGTAGGTTGCCTGAGAGGTCAGACCCACGCCGGACAGGCGATGGTGGCGGTTGTCGAAGATAATCTTCCCGTTCTTCCCTTCCCTGATGAATCCGCCCTCGGTGGACTCCACCTCCTGGAGGGCCGGGACGGTGTAGGTGGCCGACTTCCAATATCTCGTAATGGTCGTCTTCCCGGTGTCCAGGGTCCGGTAGCTACTCCCCGCGCCCCAACCGGCGGCGTCCAGGATGTCGTCCACGACCTGGTCCGTCCTTTGGGAAGTGACCATGGCGACTTCGATTTGGTCCAGATTTACCTGGCCGAGCGGCCCGGTGCATTCAAGGATCGCAATCGCATCGCCGCCCAGGAAAACTTGGGGAGTTATCCGGAGGAGGTAGCCCTGCCATATAGCTTGATCGGACTGGGTGGTTGATGTCCCCAACAACCGGACCGGACGGCCTGGGAGGATGTTGCCATATATGGGCGAGTCGGCATTGAACTGGTTATAGTCCCCGGACCGGTTGTCTAGCACGGCCCGGAGGCTTCCCGATTTCGATTTCCCGGTCAGTTGCGATGCCCGGTCCCTCCCGAAACTGCAAGTGATACCGCGGACCCGGCCCATGTCGATCTCCTCCCCGGTGTCACCCCAGTCACCGTCGTTGTTCCAATCTACCTGGAGCTTGTACGTTGCAACGACCATCTAAGCCCTCGCCAGTACGCCGGAGAATCCGCCGCCCAGGACGGCGTCCCTGATGACGCTGGTCACCTTTTGCTGGAAGTCATCGAACCCATTTACGTCCCCATTTATCACGAGGTTGATCGTCATACCGGCGCCGCGGCCACGCCCCAACGGGACGACCGCCTCCGGCCCGGACTCCCCCAGCATCGCCAGGGTGGGCCGGTTGACGATGCCGCCCTTGGCTAGACTTGGAATCTCCGGTATCTGGGGCATCCCCACCGAGAACCCGCCGACCCGTCCGACGAGCGGGATGTCCACGCCGGGGACTCTGATCCTGATGGAGTTGATGCTCCGGATGAATCCGTTAATCGCACCGATGACGCTATTTATCGCGCCCTTGATACCGGACACCATGCCGTCCCAGATGGACAGGATGGTCCGCTTTACGCTCCGGAATGTCGAGGCCAGGGCATCGGTTACGCTTTTGAACTTGGTCTGGATGCCGGTCCATATCTCGTCCCAGTTGTCCCGGAGGAAGAATATGGCCTTAACCAGCGGCCCCGCCGGGAGGAGCCAACCCAGCTTGGAGTTATAGATATCGGTTATAGCGGTCAAGACCTTCTTGACGATGGACGAGATGAAGTTGAAGACCTTCTCGAAGGTGACTTTCAACGCCTTGACGATCTTATCCCAATTCTTGTATATGATGATCCCGGCCACGATGGCCGCGGTGATGCCCAGGACGACCGCCGTGATGGGGAGCATAGAAAGACTGAGCATCCCGAAGGCGCCGCTGAGTATACCGATGGACGCCGCCATCGTTGGCAACAATAACAAGATTGGCCCCAAGACCAGGGCCAACGCTCCGAATGCCGCGACCACTATCATCAGGACGTTTGTTAGTTGCGGATGCTCGGTAGAGAACGCGATCAGCTTGGTCGTCACTTTCTCCAGGATGACCGCCATCGAGGTCAGCGCCGGCATCAACGCCTTTCCGAACTCTTGCTGGAGGTCTCCGACCCGGTTCTTTAATTGCACCATCGGGTCCGCCGCCGCCTCGGCCTGTCCGCCGAATTTAGCCATGATGGCCGTGATGACCTCGGTTGACCCGGCGCCCTTCTCCACCTCGATCCCATAACGCTTGAGCGCGGAGGTCTCGCCGCCGATGGCTCTCGCCACCAGGGTCGAGGCCGCGCCCAGGTCCATCCCCTTCCCAGCCGCCAGGTCGAGTACCGCCGGCAATGCCGCCATCGCGGACTCGTAGTCCCCGGAGACACTTATCAAGCCCATCAGGGCGTCCCGCTGGGCCTCGTCCCCGAAGTTGGTCTTATTCTGTTGGGCGGCGATGACCTTCTCGATGGCCGCGGCCTGGGCATCGTAGGATGTCCCCACGTTCTTCAAGGCAACGTCCAATTGGGCGATGCCGATGGCTTCCTCCTGGGCGGACTTGACCGCGGAGACGCCGAGCGCGGTTATCCCGGCGCCGATAGCCGAGAGGCCGACGCCGATGGCCTTGCGGTGGCGTTTGATGCCGTCCGCCATCTTGCCGAAGGCCGTCTGAGTGCTTTTGAATCCCGCCTGGGCATTCTTCGGGTCCGCGGTTATCTGTATCTCGACCTGGTTAGCCATCGCTCTCTGGTTGTCCCTCCTGGACTATCGCCACCATGCGGAGGAGCGTTACGTCCTCGGCCATCAACTGGGATGGTAGACATGAATACCTCTGGCAGAGGCCGTCTATCAATTCGGCCTCCTCCAGTTCCCAAGGTTTGCTGATCATTCGCCCGTTGCGGTCGATGCCGCCGCCAACATGCTTAAATCGCCGGATGGCGGTTCTAAAGGGACAGGCACCGCCGAGACCGCCTCGATCCAATGCTGGACGATGAGCATCGCCAACGACAATGGAATCTGGAGCATTCCGGCGCCGTTGGCCGGGACCGGCTCCCCGGACGCGTCCTCCAGGTTCCACTCCATCAAGACCTCGCCGCCGAATAGCTCGGCCATCTTGGCCTGGTCGTCACCCTCGGCGGCTTCCCGGAGGGCGATGTAGTGGGCGAAGCTGACGTTCAGCTTGACCCATATCTCGGCCCCGTCGTAGTCCGTCCCGCTAAAGGTTATATGGGCGGTCTGGTCCGGGATGCGGAAGCCCTTCTTGGCTTTGGCCGTTGTCCCGTTAATAGCTACCATGTTATGCCCAGGTAGGAACCACGCCACCAGCCAGTGAGCCGGGCGCGGACCAGGTCAGTTCCCCGGATGCCGACCGGCTCAAGGCGTAGTCGGTATAGAACAACTCACCCGGCAAGGTCTGGCCGGAGACCGCCAGGGTCGTCGTCCGCGCCACGCTGGTCGATGGGACCGTCTTGAATACGTCATGGCTCATATTGCTGGCGTCGTTGAAGACGCCCGAGATCGCCACCGTGAAGTCCGCCAGGAGTAGCAGACGTTCCCTGGCCGACTTGTCCAGCCCGGTGATGTCTTGCTCCTCCCTCGGCGTGGCGATGTCGATGCTTGTTATGTCGTTGGATATAGTCCGGGCCGACCCGCCCGAATCGTCGATGATCGCGCTCATTCCTAGCCCTGATTCTTTAGCCATTTACACTCCTCCGATATTGGTGGTCGTTCCAGTTGTCCATAAATTCCAGCGGCTCCATGACCCGGTTGTCCCTGGTCAATATCGGGTCTCGCTCGACCGCTACCCTATGCCCTCCACCTTGGCCGGTGAAGCACTCCTGTCCCGGTGAAAATACGAAGACGACTAGCCCGTCCTCGCGCTCCTCCCTGAAGCCCAGATTCGACCGGCGGACCATCTCGATGTTGGCTATATCGCCCACCGGAAGGATGGTCTTCCATCCATTCGCATAATTGACGCATCCGATCTCCAGACAGCTCACCTCCCGCCAGTGGTCCCGTGGGCGGTTGAGAACGAAATGGGTCAATAGCCCTCGGCTAGTCATTCTCAAGCACCTTCATGCCAAGCGCCACTAATCCGCCTATGGTCCCGGTCGCCACTTCCACCATATCGGCGTAAATGGCATACCCGGTGATACAACCCAGGAGGGCGATGGCAAGGAATATCTGTGGCCTGAGTTTCCCCATAGGAAACATGACTACAACCGTATCCAATAAAGCCCGGTGGTCGGGTTATACATCGCTTGCTCCCTAGCTCGGCAGATGCGGCAGACCCGGACGGCCCACTCCTCCGGATGCGGTCGCCACCAATGTCGGTTAAACCAGCACATCAGCACGCCTTGACAGTGGCGAGTCTTACCAGGCGCCGTGGCCCCTCATATAGCCAGCCCAACATCAAGCCGCTCCCGATGACGGCGACCAAACCAGCCAGGACTATTAGCGCTAAGAGTCGCATAAGACACCCACTCCGTAAGCCAGACCGACAAAGAAGGCCAGGGCTAAAAACAAGATACCGATTATCCCCAGGAATACATGGCTCCAGTCCAGGCTTACTCCCAAGGTGAAGCCGTCCCGGTCTATACCGTTATCGAGTCGATTGCTCATCCTCCGCATCACTTGCCGCCGTACCCGCCATACTCCCGGCGCTCCCCGGACGGCAGGGCGCCGATCTCTCCCAACTCCCGCAACACGTCCGCGAAGCCTTCATGGTCCCCCATGATGGTCGCCATCTGGTCGTTTGCCAGAACGAGGTCGGTCTCCATCCCGCTAATCCGGTCACTGAGTCCGTTGGTGATGTCCACCAGGTCTTCCGCCTGGTCGGTGTGGAGGGTCGTCCTTAATGTCCTCTCGTTCTCCATCCGCTCGTTGATGCCGGCGATCTCCTCCTGGACGGCGGTTATCTGCTTGACCGCGTCGGTAACGTCATTGCGGACGGTCAGCACCCAGCCGATCATGCCGATGGCTAGTAATACCAACGGGAGGATGGCGCCGACGAGTCCGAGATGCTTCATCACTATTGCACCTTGATGGGTTTGTCCTGGATCGTGTTTGCTATATTTCGGGCCAGGACGCTTGAGTCGAAGTAACAACTCGCCGAGTCCTGGCCGGAGCCGTCCCCGATTTTCGATGTGTTGTTCATGGTCAGATTCCCGACCTTCATTCGGGAGAAATAGGCCTCCCCGTTCCACGCCTGGACATCACTTAGGGTCAACTGGTCGATATAGGCTCCCGTCGTGCCTGTAATATGGATTTGAATCCTGTCAACGATGGAGTCGGAAACGGTATAAGTCGAACTTAAACGCTTTGATGTAAGCACCTGGTCCGGGATGGTATTCGTTATTGTTGCCGCCATCGTGTGCCCATCGCAAAGTAGGCCCGTGGTCAACGTCCCGACCTCGCTTTGCTCCATCTTCAATGTCGGAAAGGCCGACCCGGTCATGGTCAGATTGCCAACGAAAAGATAGGCCGTATTCCCGGTGACCGCGCTCGTCAGTGGAGAAATGTCTAACGCCCTGGCGATACCGGCGCGGCCAAGGTCAGTGCCGGAGATGGACAGGTTGGAAATCCTGGCTCCATCAGCGAGGCGAATCGATAAGGTCTGGCTCTCCGTTCCGTCCGGGTAGTCCTCATTCTTCTTCCCCATCGTCTGAAGCCCCGCGGCGGTCACCTGGTATTCGGCTGGCTCCGGCCAGTTGTACGTGCTGGACGCCACATCCTTGATGGCGAAATAAAGCCCCACGCTCACCGCCGCCGCGCTGACCACGATGGCCATTACCACGACCGTCGAAACGTGCCGGTTGGCGAAGCCCACCCGGAACATTTTGAACGCCGGCAGTCTGGGAGACGGGATGCGACGGTCTCCCACCATCCGGCATATCTTCTCAAATAGCGTCATTTACCATTTCCTGGTGCGGCAAATAGGCTTTGGAGGATGCCGGTGACCGGGATGGTCAAGATGGAGAGGGTCATTACCAAAGGTTCGACGTTGGATAAAACATGCTGGCTGGTGGTCGCTGAGATTATGATTCTGGACCCGAGGAATAACCAGGTGAACACAACCGGCGCCGCTATCACCAGCCGGACTATGTCCCCGCTGGTCATCTGTATCTTTTCGGACTTGTCGTCGGTCGCCTTTAATCGTGCTAATTCCTCCCTCGCGAGGCGCAATTCCTCCTGGACGGCATCGTCCGGCGTTGTCATTAGAAGGCGACATCATCCTGGCTCGTCCCTCTCCTGGTCGATACGCAGAAGTCCAGGTTGGAGAACGTCCCGGTTGTCGTGATCCGGAGATACCGTTCTACGGCCCCGCTGACCGTTACCCGCTCCGCGGTGGGCGCCGAGGCGTAACCAACCGCGGAAAAACTCAGGACGGTGGCGAAGGCATCGCTGGACCCATTATCGCTGGATTGCTGGATGGTCACGGTAGGCGTCCCGGAGTCGCAGTCGGTTATCTCCAGATATGCCACCATCCCGGCGCTAGTCGCGGCGCCGTCGTCCCGGCTGGTCGAATTGCCAGCCGAGGAATGGGTCTCCTTGCCGGTGGTCAATGTCTCGCACCAGTCCAGGGAGACGCCGTCCGCTTGGGTGTCGATGGTGAAGGACAACGACCCATCGGCCCCGCGGCTCGGGTCATAGTTGATCTGCTTCCCTACCAGACAAGCGGCAACGTCCCCGCGGGTCGCGCCGAATGCCCAGGTCACGATCCGGTCGGTGGTCACCAATCCCTTGAAGGCGGCGTGTTCTTGCTCGGTGGCATCGTTGAACCAGGAGGAGACGCCGAGGTTGCCGTCCGACAATCCCATCACCCGCTCGTGGGCCGAGGCGTTGAGGGCCGTGGTGTCCAGCAATTCCCGAGGACTCCCGGCGTTGTCGATGGCCGCAACGTCCCCGCTCAGGTCGTAACCGTGGACGAATATCTGTTGACCGAGTCCGCTTTTCTTTGCCATATCCTCTCCCTATGGAGTGATGGTTACTTCTTCATAAAGTTGGATGTCGAATGGGATGGTCGCCGTGCGGTATAAAGCCCCGCCCATGTCCAGCGTGGCGACCGTGGCGGACCCGACCGTGGAGTCGGTGCAGTTGCCGTCCAGGTTGGCGTCGGACCGGAGCTTGGTGTCCACCTCCACCATCGCGTCCCATAACTCCAACTCGATGGACTCCCGGACATCTGCCGACGCCTGGAGCCGGAAATAAGCCCGGACCATGATGGTCGTCGTGCTGCCGATGTCGGACAAGGTCTGCCACCCGTTGGTCCGCGCCTGGACCCAATACGCCAGGATGGGAGTCCCGGACAACGCCAGAGGCTCGGCCCGGATGACCGCGACGAATGCCGGGTCAGTGATGGTCGATAGCAATACATCGATCCTGTCCAATGCTCCCGACCGGCTCAATCGAATGCCTCGATCAAAGCCCCGCCGATGTACTTGTGGTATAGCGCGGCCTTGTCCCGGTTTATGGCGGCGGTGGCCTTCTCAAACATCCCATACAACGCCTCGACCTTCTCGGCGTAGTGGACGCCGCCGGCATTGAAGACGGCTAGATTGTCGGAAGGTTGACTGGCGGCGACCCGCCGCTTGAGGTCGCGGGTGTGGGCGCCGTGGCGCGTCTTCGGGTCGGCCTTCCAATACTGCGAAGCCGGAGGGCCGTAAAGCTGGTCCTTGACCTTGTTGGCCCCTTCTAAGACCGCGATGTCGAATAGTCCCCGGTTAATGATGCCTTGCATAACCCGGAGTCCGGACCCGTCAAAGACCGGGCCCGTAACCTCAAAGTGGACGCCGAATGGTTCAGCCATCAGAAGATCACTCCGTTGCTGGTCCCGGTCACCCGGAAGTCCTCCAGGGTCATCAGCACCGACCGGACCTCTCCCTCGGCCACCGTCATCGACATCTCCCCGGCGCCGATGCTTCCCACCGCCCCGAGGTCGCGGTTGCGGAAGGTCAGCTTGGCGATGTCGAGACAAGCCTGGACGACCAGCTCCGGATAATCGTACCGGGTCAGACCGGCGCCTCCGGAATGGGTCGCCGCCGTCGTGCCGTTGACGCCCCGCTGGACGGTCAAGGTATTTCCGCTGATGGCCGTTATGTAAAGCTGCTCGGAATCGACCAGGACGGTCTGGGCCGGTCCCAGGTCTGCCGCGCTGGTCACGCTGACGGAGGTCGCGGTCGTTGATCCTATGGCGTCCGCCGTCGTAACGGACAACGTGTCCGCGGTATATCCCCAGCTTCCCAGAATCGAGAGGGTCTGTTGACCGGCGTCCAGGGTATTGCTGGTGTCCTCGTTCAATTTGAAGACCGTCTTGGGCGCGGAGTTGTAGGGCATCAGGAAGAAGTCGTTGGCGTAGCCCTCGGTTAATACCGTACTGGCTCCGCGGTCGGTGTCATCGTAAGCGGTGACCGTCGTCGTGGAGACCAGCCAGCCGTCCAGCGGGATGACATTCGCCAGGGAGACCGTGGTCGCGATGGCGTCCGTCCCGGCCAGGACGGCGTACTGGGGAGACTGGACCAATGACCCGGACCCGATGTCATAGAACCGGGTCTCGGTCAGCGGCCCAAACGTCCCGCCCTCGCAGTAAAGGTCGATACGCCGGGACGATGCCTCCAGGATTCGCCGGATGCTCCCGGCGTCACTCGTCCACCCGGACGAGAACGATGTCCCGGCCAGGTAGTCCCGGAGGTCGTCCGAGCTGGCGTATGTGTGGCGAGTCGCCACTATTCAGCTTCCTCGTTGACTTCCTCTGTGGCCTCATCCGCGGACTTGTCCTCGGCGGTGTCGGCCTGTTTATTCTCTGCGGTCCCGGACTGCTTGAAGTAGTCAGGATTGGCTTTGATGGTCTCGGCTGGTACGTCGTACTCCACGCCGGACTCGTAGGCGATCCCGCTCCCATCGGAGAAGCTCTGGATGCAAGTTACATTGGGCATATTTGTCCTCCTTGGTTGAGGAGCGGGACCGTAGCCCCGCCCCTGATTAGCTGTCCGCTGACTAGGCGGCTCTCGGAATCTTGAAGGCGGCGGCGAGGCCGACCTGGCCGTCACCCCTGCGGGTGGCGAAGAAACCAACTTGGTCGTTGCCCATATAGAGCGAGTCGTTCCTCCGGATGGTGAAGCCGACCCGGTCGAAGATGTAATACTGTTTGAAGTCGCCGAAGATGGCTATCTTCTCCGTTGAGGTGATGCTGCCACCCAAGCCGCTTACCACATCGGTTAAGACGTTCCGCTTGCCGAGGATGAAGTCTGCCGGCGCGGCGGTCAGGCTTGGGATGCTATGAACGCCAGCGGCGGTGATGGCGATCGAGTTTACCAACGCCGCGATGGTGGACTTCATCACCCACGAAGCATTCGCCCGGTGCTGGGCGTTGAGGGCGTAGTAGGTGCCAATCAAGTCGGCCCCGACCACGCTTGTGGCATTGGCCATCGTGTAGAACGCCACATCCCCATCGGACATGATACCGGCGTACTGGGTCGTATTATTTCCACTGATGATGCCAACGTCCTCAAACTGACCCGCCGCCTCCTGGAATATCTGCGATAGCAGGGCCGGGAGGTTGATGGCCGAGTCGTCCAGGAGTTCGCGGCTGACCTTGACCAGCCCTCCGGACTTCTCGATGGAGAAGTTGACCTGGCCCACGACTGGCGTGGACTCGGTCGGTGCGGCTTCCTCCGCTATTGCCGCCCATGTCGCGGATGCCATCGTCGGGATATACCCGTCCTTGGATGCGACCCGGATGACGGTGCATAGGGGCCGAAGCTGGGAGCCTGGGACTCCCGTATCGTGGATGGTGTTCGCCAGGAACTGTTCCGGCACGAAGAACCCGCCCTCGGCATCCGTATCTTCCTGCATCGCTTTGGCTTCGTCCGGCGTTGCGGTCTTCCAGAACATGTCGTCGGAAGGACTCCGCATCCACTTGATGAACGTGTCGGTCATAAACCGGGCTTCGTCCTTGACGTTGTCGCCCATCTGTTCCTGGACCCAGAGAGGTTGCGCCATCGCCGGAAGTCCTTTGATATATGACGCTGGCTTGTAATCGCCCTTGATCCGGGCGGTGGTGTCCATCGCGTTGTATACCGCGACATCGTTGGATGTCACCGGGATGGCGTTGAGCGGCTGGTTGAACTCCCCGCGGAGCTTTCGCACCTGGGAGGCGGCGGCGTCGATCTCGTCGGCTTTGGTCATGGTGACCTGGGCCTCGTCAACCAATCGCCGGAAGGTATCCATCTCGCCTTGATCCATAGCCACTTGGGCCTGGTCCAGCAGAGCGCCGGCTTGGCTTCTCAGTTCTTTCGTATCCAATTGAGTGTCTCCTTATCTGTTTGTTTTCAATTCAAGGCGCATCCGGGCGAGGCGTAACCGCTGGCTTGCTACCGTGTCCGAGGCGGTTATCAATGGCACAAGGCCGAGCATAACCGTGTCAGAGGCGGCGCCAACTGGATCGTCCGACATGGACTCGCCGGTGGCTGGTTCGAACAGGATGCCGTCGTGGGCGCGGCAGAATGACCGGGCCTCGGTCTCTGACCATTCCTCGACTGGCATCCGGTAAGACGTTAGTGCCCACTCTCCGGACTCCGCGTGGCGTCCGAAAAGTATCTCCATCGACTTGCCGTCAAAGTCCCCGTCCTCGATGGTCTCGGAGGATGTCCGGAAGCGGTCGAATGCGTCCGGCTCCAGGATGCGGCAAGCGTGGAAGTTCGGATAAGGTTTGACCTCCGGGTCCGGGGCCGAATACCGGCTCCCCTCCGCGGCGGTCTCATATGCCGAATGGGTCGAGCAGGGCATCCAAACGGACTCCCCGTCCACCTCCATCCGGTGGGCGCCGGAGCATCCCAATGCGTCGGCCCTGGCCTCGGCCTCCTCCCTGGTGGAGTAAGTGTCCGGGGCTTTGACGGTCGCGGACTTGGCGGCGATGGTTGACGTTGACGGCGAGGCGCCGCGGATGACCGCTGACACCTCGACCCAGTCCAGGTCAAGGATTCGCCGCGTTGTTTCTTTACCGGCCCGGTCATAGACGACCGCGTCCCCGGCTGGGAGGTTGAAGCCCACCGACCACTCCCGGATATACTCTCCGGCGATGTTGGAATAGGCTTCCTGACCGGCCTGGGTCTCCATGTTTAATTGCATCCGGGTGTATAGCCGATGCTCGTCCGCGGAGCCGGTCGGCTCGGACTGGGCGAATAAGACCTTGCCCACCAACTTGCTCTGGTCGTGTCCGGCCAGGACCGGGATGGGGAGGTTGGACTTAATGGAGGCGTTGAAGGCTGCCGGGTCGATGATGTCCCCGTCCGCGTCCCGGATTCCCATCGTGTTGACGTATGCCTCGACAATACCGGCGCGGTCGTCCAGGACTTTAGCGTCCGAGATAAAGAACTTGTTGATCATACGGTCTCCTCCGGCTTGTAGTTCCGGGGCATCGGTTGCCAGTTAAGCGTCCCGTTGGGATGGTCGTCTATGTTTTGGGCGTCCTCCACGGTATATATCTGGCCGTTGCGCTCGGCGCACGTCCGCCCATACGGGTCGCCAGGGTCGATGTAGTTGTCGTCCGGGTCGCCGTCTATATCGTCGGCGCGGACGTAGCTAAAGCCCTGTTCTTTGAAAAAGCCGACACTCGTCAGATTTTGGCTCCTCATTACCTCCGTTCTGGCGATGAGCCGGGAGCGGTTCTCGGTCTCGGTCAATATCGACCGGAGACCTGGGAATGGAGGGTCGGCGGTCGGGACGCCCCGCGCCAGTTGCGCGATGGAGTAGCCATTCTCCAGGGCGATGCCCACCGCTCGGCTGATGGCCCGGTTGGTCGTCCGGTGGATCATCGTCGCCCTGGCTGGCGCCTGGACTAAGACCGACTGCACGAAGGGCAGTTGCTCCGTCCATTCAAGAGTCCCGGCAAGGCCGGTGGCGTTTATCGCGTCTACGGTCTTCTTTGACATCCGCTTCATGGCTTGCTCGATGATGGCCTGGAGGTCGGGTATGCCGTCCGGTAAGTCCAACATGGAAGGATCAAAGCCCGAAGGGAAGTCCTTGGAGTCGGAGCTGGTCCGCTCCATCCACCGTCCCAGGATGCCGTCCACCCGGTTCCGAAGTCCGCGGAAGTGCCGCTGGACCCGCTTCGCCATCTGGTCGGTCTCCTCCTCCCGGTCCTCCAGGAGTTGGCGGCGTAATATCCCGGCCCGTCTTGCCACCCTCGGCGCCTTCAAGGCCGGGAGGTCGTCCCATTCCTTGAGCGTCCCGACCGGCAATGACTCCTCCACCGGAGCGGCGCCAACGGCGACCGGGGCCGGTGTACCCTCGGCCACTTCAAAGATGGACGATGGGATGCGCCGGATCGCGCCATCGCTGACGGCCTGGAGTCCGAGTTGTTCCCTGGCTTCGTTCAGCGTCAGGATGCCTCCGGCAAATAAGCCGGTAACTCTGGATGTCATCGCCTCGCGGTCGTCAAGACCGGAGCGCATCTCGGCCCAGTCCACCGTTAAGGTCTCGTTGCCGGGATAATCGTCAAACAGGTTCCGGTTCAAATGCCGGAGGATGCGGGAGACCATCGGCTCCAATGTCTCGGAGTGGAAGGCCATCCGGGCCTCGCGGTAGTTGCTATATGTCGAGCGTTGGAGTCCCACGTTGGCCCCGACTAAAATCGCTGGCACTCCAAAAACGGCGCAGATTCGGCTCTCGGTCAGGTTGTGGAGTTCCGGGAGCGCCATATCTTTCGGAGCGTTTGCCATCGGGACATAGTCGGCATCCTCATCGAGTATGGCGATGCGGTGGAAGTTGTTCCGTCCGCCAAACTGAGAACGCCAACGGGACCGGATGACGCTGGCCTCTTCCTGGGTATTGAGGCGCCGCTTTAGTTTCAATAGACCGGACGGGACGCCGGCGTTCTGGAAGTAGACCTTGGCGAAGTCCGTCATGTTGAGATCAAGGTTGACGTTACGCGCCAAGACCTGGAGGGGAGACAATCCGTAAAGGTCGCCGCCGGGATTCGGGAGGGCGAGGTGGCAGATGTCCTCCCGCGGGATGGAGTAGTCCTTGCCGCCCACGGTATAAATATAGCCCTCGGCGCCGTGGTCCCCGCCGATGATCCGGACCCGGTCGGGCCGGAGGTGGTAGAGTGCGGACACCTTGCCGCTCCGGTTGCGTTCCTTGAGGGTGTAGGTATTCCCGGCCACGTTGAGATATGTGACCAGGGTCTCGACAAAGGAATACCAGTCGGAGGTCGGGTTCGGCTTGCTGGTCAGGTCGTGAAGAAGGCCAGAGGTTATTTCAACGGAGCCGCCACCCTGGGCGGGAGCCTGGACGTAGTACCGGGGAGAGGCCGCGCTGACCGCCAGCTCGCGGATGCAAGCATGGACGATCTCGCTCTTGGCGTATCCCTCGGTAGCGAATGATTCGAAGCTGGCGTCCGGATAGGTCGCCTGTCCAACGTCATAATTGAGCGGGACGGCGACTGCTACGTCACCGGGTTCTTGCTTTCGGAGGAAGTCCCAGAACGGCAAAAGTGACCTCCACCGGCTTCGGGCGAAGATCGCCTCGGACACTTGCCGGATAAGGCCACTGGGGATAAATCTAGCATAACGGGGCGCAAAAGAAAAGCCCCGGCGGTTGGCCGGGGCTGGGTGGCTGGGTTTTGGTCGGTTATGCCAGGTCTAGCGCGTTGGCTAGTTCAAATGCCTCCACATCTTCGGCGACTTCCAGGCAAGCTACACATAAACCGTTCACCAGCACCACCGGGCGAATGTTGTCGTTCTCGTCGATGTCCTCGGGGTAGCAGAGCGGTCCAAATTCGCACCCGGTAGGTAGTCCCTGGCAGATTCCCTCGGTTATTCGCGCCATCTCGGTCCCTCCTCTTACTTAACTAAGTATATTATAAGGGCTACCATATAGATTAGCAAGTGTTTTGGCAACCAATATTGAGGATTGGTATAAACTCGTTTTGATGGCATGGACAGGAACAACCGGCCAACCCACAAACACCGTGGGCATCGAAGACACAAGCCAGGGACTTCGGAGCGGTCATGCTTTGGCCTTCCGTTTCTTATCCCACTCGGCCCAGAGCCAAGGCCGATACGGCTCGACCCGCTTGCCGGTCCCGGTGCAATACATCAGCCCGTCCTCGTATCGGTAACTCAGATGCCGCCCGTCCCAGACGATGGTGTAGGTCACGCCGGGAGTCGCGAAGGCGTTACGCCTGGCCCACCTCCGGCCAGCCGCCCAGTCCTTGGTCTTGACGGTTAATGCCATTACTCCGCCTCGTTCCTGGTCTTGCATCGGGCGCAGATGATGACCGTCCCGCGCTCGGCCTTCTCGGCCAGGAGCTTCCCGCAAAGGTTGCACCGGAGTTCCTTGGTCAATCGGTCGTCTCTTGCTCCTTGATGAACTGGGAGCATATCCCCAGGAGAGCGGACGCCATCGCCAGCATCCCCAGCGTGGCCGAGTCTTGGCCTTCCACGACCTTGCTCTCTGCCGCGTCCAACCACGCCCGACCGTCCCGGAAGTATTCCGCGGGAGTCTTCGGTTCCTGATCGTCGGATGTCATGGATGCATCTCCCCACTCGGCTGGGTTGTCTGGGTCCATATCCAAGCTACTGATCTTGTCACTCCCGTCAGCCTCGAACATCCACGGCCTCGCTCGGGAATAATCTCTAATAAAGTTGTCGAATACGTCCAAGCCAGCCATCACCAGACTCCTACGCCCGGACCCGGCGCCGCGTAGCACATCGCCAGGGCGTCGGCATCGTCAGGGCTTCCGCCGGTTGAGGACCGTTTTTTGAAATCGTCCTTGCTCTCCAGTTTTAGCCTCCGGTCTCCCTGGACGGTGTACCGCCGCGCCGAAAGCTGGGCGATGACGGACGGGTTGTCGTCGATGTCGATCATGCCGTCCCGGAAGGCTTGGCCCAACTCCAGCCATGCCTCGGCGATGGCGTTGACGTACCTGTCAGACCTCCGGGCCTTCTCCCCGCCGTTGAACGGGACGATCCTAACTCGTCCCCCAGCCACCCCTTCCTCGTTCAGCCTGTCGGTGACTCCCCCGCCGACGCCCGTGTCGTCTACGATTATCGCGGTAACGTCCGGGTCATCCTCGGCCATCATCTTGAGATGTCCGGCGACCTGTTGGGTGTCCCGGCCTTGGGACTTCCAGACCAGACGGCAGACGTTGCCCTGCCGGCGGTAGACCACCGTCTTGTCCGCGCCGAATCTGGCGACGTCACAAGCCAGCGTGGCCTCGCCCACCGGCTCCAGTTGGCGCTCGACCGCCTCCATCAGGAGAGACCGCGGGACGATGGCGTCCTCCAGGTTGTCCGGGAAGCGGCCCAGGACCGACGCGATATATAGGGCCGAGTCTTCGCCCCATTCCGTCCGCCGTTCCTCGATCTGTTCGGTGGTCACCATGCCAGGAATTACCTCCCGGCCTTGTTGGACGTTGGGCGTGTCGGAGGCGGCGATCTCGATGGTGTGGTAAAGGTCGGACCCGCCGTGGAAGGCATCGTAGAACTCGCCGGAGCTGGCGAAGGCGTTCCCGGTCAGGAGCATCCGGGCCGGGTTGAGTCTCTTGACGGCGTCGATGTGGGACTGCTCGATGTTGTGGGCCTCGGTCAGGATGACCAGGAGGTTCGGGCTATGGAAGCCCTGGATGTTGTACTCGTTGTCGGTGCTGAAGCCGACCGCGTAGTGGCGGTCGTCCAACTCCCACCGGGCCGTCCGGTACATCTGACCGCCCAGCGGCGCCCTCGCCGTGAGGTATGCCGACCTGGCTTCCTTCCAGACGATGTCGCTCACCTGGCGATGGGTCGGGCCGAGGACGACACAGATGGCGGGATAACGGGTCGCCATCCACCAGAGCATCACCCGCGCCGATTGCCAGTCCTTGCCGGTCCCGTTGGCGCCGACCACCGCGACCCGGTTATGGTCCCTGACCGCCCTCGCCATCTCCAACTGCTTATCGTAAACGCTGGAGCATCCGAGGACGGCATCCCAGAACCAGGCCGGGTCAGTCCTGGAGTGGTCAACCAAGAACTGCTTCTCGGCCTGGGTAAGCGTTGTCATGTCCGGTCGGACGCATTATGGACGGTCAAGCGCGGCTTGGCTTTTGGCCCGGTGACTCGTATCTTGCAGTCGCATTCCGGACACCGTGTCCACCGGGAATCCCGGCCATCGCCGACCTTCACGGCCATACTCGCCTCGCTATTCTGCGTCGTGATCTCGCCGGTTACGGGAGACCCGCCAGCGATACACAATACCCGGAGCCGTCCGATCTTGTCATAGCTCTTGACCGTCCGTCCTGTCTTCTTGGCCCACGGCCAGCTCAGTCCCCATATCGACACATTCAGCCTCCACTACTTGTCCGGCGCCGTCCATCGCTTCCCGGAGTAGGTCCGCGAAGGTGACGCCGCCAACCATGACGTTCTGTTGCTGGAGTTGGATCAAAGGCTTCTCCGGTATCAGTCCGCCGATGGTATCCAGGCGCCGGAGGATGTCCAATACCATCTGGGTCGCCTTGGCCGCTCTTTCATCATCGGGGCCGGTTGCCTGACTCCACCATCGGAGGAGGAGCCGTTCATACCGCGACCGCTGGAGGTTGTATTCTTGCTGGACGGCTTCCTTGTCGTCGCGGCGCACCTCGGAAAGGCGGCGGTGGATGTCGTTGTGGACTTGGGTCTTCGAGACGCCGAGCTGTTCCGCGATGGCGGTCTCGGTCGCCCCGGCCATCTTCATCTGGAGGACTTGGGAACGTCGATTCTCCGCCGCCAGAGCCTTGCCGTTATTCAAAGCCACGACTTGGTCACTCCACCAACTTCGGCTCAAGTCCCATGCCGGACATCCGCTCCAGGGTCACCGCGACATACTTCGGCTCAATCTCCATCCCGTAGCAGATGCGACCCAGTTGCTCGGCGGCGACCATCGTCGTCCCCGAGCCGAGGAATGGGTCAACTACTATTGCTCCATTCGCTGTATGATTTTTAATTGGGATTATGAATAATTCCAACGGTTTCTGTGTGGGATGTTCAGCGTGAGCTTGCTTCGGGATTTCCCACACCGTCGTTTGAGTTCTGTCCCCTTGGATTGGTGCTTCACCGCGTTTGGCGTATAAACAAGGCTCATGTCTCCATTGGTAATCAGAACGACCGAATACCAATGCATTCTTAACCCATATGATTTCTTGTGCAATCCGCCATCCATGCGCTTCCAAAGCCTGCCAAAACAACATGCGTCTGGCACCCGGCGGGTGCCAGACAAAAGCCACTGAAGCACCAAACCCTTCAAGGCCAGCCGTCAATAAGGACAATAACTCATCATCATCAAGCGCATCGTTCTTTATGTCACTCCACCCTCCCTTTTTTTGATTAGCCCTACTTCTTACCAACTCCCCATAGTCAACTCCATAAGGCGGGTCAGTTAGCATTAACTGAACTGTCACATTGACCATTAAATCCTGAGCTTCTGCCAATGTACAATCCCCGCACATCAGCCGATGCCGTCCGACCTCCCAGACCTGGCCCCGCTCGGTCTGCCACTTCTCCCGCAGCTCGTCGGCCCGGTCTATCTGTGGGCCTGGGTCTTCCACCGGCTCGGTCAAGTCCGGCATCGGGAGCCGTTCCCCGTTGGCGACGGCCTCCAGCATATCGTTGACCGCTTTGGATTCGAACTGGGTGTCGCGTAGTAGGTTGAGGAGTTGGTCCTGGTCGGCGTGGGCCATCATCGCCAGCGGGTCGTAAGTGAGGAGCATCTTGTCCGCTTCCTCCTCGGTTACGTCCACGATCAACACCGGGACGACTTGGTCGCCCATGACCTCTTGCCGGAGGTGGCCGTCTATCAGCTCCAGACCGTCGTCGGTCTCCCTGGCGATGACCGCGTCCGCGAAGCCGATGTCCTCTAGGACTCCCCGCAGGGCGGCTTCCTGGGACGGTGGATGCCGGCGCCAGTTCTTCGGGTTGGCCCGGAGTTCGGACGCCGGGACTCGGCGGAGTTCCTTGACGCGGTCTTTCATCGTCATATCATTTCATCCCCGGACGCTTGCCAGGTGTCAGAGTCACACCCGGTGAGCCAAACGCCCGGGACCAATGCTCCATCCCGTGACGGATGAATGTCCACCCGTGGGTGGCGCCGCTATTCTACCATACCGCATAGCGTGGGCGGTCTGGACTACTACCAGTGGTAGCAAACAGCCCCTATGGGCTTCTCTGAACCGTATAGGGGCATATCTGAGGGGAGGGTTAGGGCCGGTTATGTAAAGCCCAGCGGGAGGACTTCCTGGGCCAAGCGTTTGACGGCGACCTCACAATACCGTTCTTCAATCTCAATGCCAGTCGCCTTGCGGCCCAAGTCCTTCGCCGCTCGTAGCGTCGTTCCGCTGCCCATGAACGGGTCAAGGATGGTGTCAACTTGTCCAGCTTGTTCAATACACCAACGCATAACAGGCACCGGCTTCTGAGTTGGATGGTAACGGTATTCCTTGGCTTTCATATCACCTTGCAGCATACCTTGCCACCGCCAGCGTAGTAATCGGGTAGCCTTGCCCATATTAGTCCACGCCATCTCACAATCAGCAAAGTCAGTTGCACCGTTTTCTTTATCCCAGATTAGCCAGCAAGATGTTGGCGGTAAATCATAGTAGTTCCCGCCGAATATAATCTGAGTTGACCCAGCCGCTAATACACAAGCCATCAGGTCTTGGGCGATAGGGGCATCATCCCAGGCATCATCACCAAAGTCTTGAGCGATAGCCAGTTTACCGCGGGACTTATTCTTCCCTGCGGCCTCCCCAATCCCATAAGGCGGGTCGGTCAGCACCAAGTCCACCGGCCCCAACGTCGGAAGAATCTCCCGGCAATCGCCGTAGTAAATGGTAATCTGGCCGTCATCGTAATAGGGCTTCATTCCCGGTCGATGGTATGCGCCCGTCCGATCTTGAAGACCCTCTTGGCCTTCGCCCGGACGCAGTCCTGGCATTGGCGGTAGGGGCTCCGGTCCAATGTCCTGATAACCGCCCACCGCTGGAGGTGGCAGTCGGGGCATTGGGTCCAGCGGTATTTACGGCCACCGACCATCCCCAGGTCTGAAGCTCGGACGATGTCTCCGATGTCAGGCATCAATGGCCTTCTTTGTTTCCAACTCCTCCCACAATGCCAGGAGGCGCCGGAGGCATTCCAGGTCGCAACATCTCACCCGTTGTTGTCCCGCCCGACCATTGTCGATAGTTAAGACGATGCGCCTGTCCGCTCGGCTTCGGCGCCGACAGAATGCACATTCCCAACTATTCACGGCAGAGCCACTGGTCCCTTGTAGCCATTGAAGTCCCATCATTCACCTCTCAATATCCGCTCGACGTCGTCCAGGTCGCTCGGACGCCAGACCGCGACCATATGCGTATGCCCCGGCTTGTCCTTGGACCGGGCGTTATCCAGAGCGTCCAGCCATTCCTGTTGATGAAGCTTGACCTTTCCCTTCTCGGCCTTCAACTCTGCGAAGATCAGCCGGCCCCGCTTTGGATGCACCAGAACCAGGTCGGGAAAGCCCGGACCGATGCGCCGGGAGTGTTTCCATCTCCCGGTCGTCGGGTCTTGGAATCCCATGTCCACCTGGTGATACACGAGCCAGCCGTAAGTCTCGGCCCAACCGATAACCGTGGACTGGAGTTCCTTCTCGGTGATGAGTTCTTGAGCGTTTATATCTTCATACTCCAAAGAATGCCCGGAGGAGGGCCGGTGCGTTTGCATGCATGGGACACCTCCTCCGGGCCGCTACTAACTACAACAAAGGCCAAGATTGCGCATAATTACGGGCGTGTAAAGATCAGGGCATATTCATGCACACGCACAAGCCTATGTTGCCCTTTGTCAAAGTTGCCGATACGTTGAATAGCCCCATTATTAGCATGATGTAAGATGATTTCCTCCCGAAATAAGAACCCGAGTTCCCGATGTATTCTCGCTATGTCATGGTGTAGAGGTAACAAACCGCCATCTTTGCTCCGATGTAAGCCTATGACCCAACATGATGTAGCGCCAGGGATTAAGGCATCCCGTGTCCCTGCGACAACGTCATAAATGGCATCGAGAAAGTCCTTGTAAGTGGGCAACATTGACAGATCGGCCCCACCGCCGGAGTACATTTCCAAGTCGTAATAGGGAGGACAAGTCAGGCAAAATGCTGCTGGGCCATATGTGCCGCAATTCCGGGCATCGTCTTTAATAATCGTCGCCTGCGCCCCAAGCATGTCACAACGACGACGCACCGCCGCCACTTCCTCCGGGCGTATTTCCAGTCCGATATATTCCAGGCCATGCTTCGCCGCCATTATTGCCCTTGTTCCACCACCGGCAAACGGGTCGAGACAAACTCCTCCATCAGGTGCATAACAATTCAACAACCACGCCGCAACTGCCGGATTAAAGATGCTTGTGTGGGTTGTTTGGCCTGGTGCATTTGGAGAGGAATAGATTTTAGACCCTGACCGTTGTCCGCTATTGGAGTTCGTCCTGGATTGCGTCGCCTCACCGCTACCATTGGCGAGGATGTCATTCGGGTCATCTCCAATGAGTGTTTTTAGTTCTTTTGTATATTTGTCTGACGAATCAATGGGCCATATAGTCACAGGCCATACGCCATAACGGGCCTTGGCCGACTTGAACACATCAACCGGATTACCGAATAAATCTATTTGTTGCATTCGTATATTATCCTATGCCCTCGGCTTTGAACTTCTATGACTTGACGGGCTTGTCCTGTTCCTAATGATGGAATCGTTCCTGCTAATGCGTCACTTGGAGTCTCATAGCGTCTTTGGATGTCTTGCCAAGCCATCATTACAGGATTCCACCATTGCAATTTATAATAAGGATAATAGCCAGTAACGCGGCTCTCCATATATCGCCGAGTCTTATTTCGCACCGTTCCTCCTTGAGCCATGTGGTTTCACGCCAGGATCAAGTCCGCCGGTATCCGTGCGACCTCGGACTCCGGCAACTCCAGAGCTTTCGCCAACGCCGTCCTTATCTTGTCCCGGAGAGGTTGGGTCACCGGGCCGTCCAGCGGCAGAGGGCCGACCAGTTCGACAAGATGGCAATGCCACCGCTGACCCGTCCGCCGGGTGCCGTGGATGCGCCATGTAAAGCCGTTAACCTCCACCAAGACGCGGGTCGGGTGTTTGTCGTGGGCGGACATCAGCGGCGGACCTCGTCGGGTCGGGCCAGCCGGACATCACCGTGGGCGTTCTCGAGGAGGTAGTCCCCGCTTGCGAATACCCGGATGACCCTTGTCCTCAGTCCGTGCCAACAAGCGCTGGACTCCCGGAGGGCCAGGGCCGGGACGCCTCCCTTGGCTGGCTTGGGGAGTTCGCCGCAACCGCACCGACCGGCGATGCGGATATGGTCTCCGACGTTGTAAACAGTCATTTTTTCCATCTCCTAAAATCCCGGCATCCGGGGACGGTCTTCCAGCTCGGCCTCGATGTCCGCCGGCGCCGCTTCCCAGTAGCCGCATGGGCAGACCAGGAACGGGACCGGCGCGTCGTGCGGGTCCGGGCGCAACAACTCCACGGCCATCTCGCCGCCGCATTTGGGACAGGTCCGGCGGATCGTAATCATGCCCGGTAGTCCTCCGCTGTGTTGACGACCAGCATCATCTCGTCCAAGTCCGGATTGCTTGAGTAAAGCCGGGACGCCAGACGGTCGCCCAGCTTTTGGGCCATCTCCCGCTCGGTTTTGTTGGTGCTGATGACCAGCCACCAGGGATGATTGTCCCAAATTTTCGTAATCTGCTCGGCCACGTACCCGTCCGCCCCGTCGTTGGACTTTTCGGCGCCGAGGTCGTCCAGCAATATCAAACTATGGCCGTAATACCAATGCAGCAAGGAGTCCACGCTCTCCTCTGACCCGTTGGAATAGGTCGAGCGGAGGCGGTCCATCAAGGTCGGGACGCCTTCATAGCGGACAAACTTCCCGCGGTCAAGCCACGCCTGACCGATGGCCTCCAGCATATGGGATTTGCCGCTCCCATAACTGCCCTGGATGACCATCCGGCGCGGCCCTTTCTGGTCGCGGAATATACGCCCGGAGGCCAGCATATCGTCGGTCCCGTCCCGCGGATAAAAATTATCGAATGTCCTGGGGCCACCTGATGGGAAATTCGCCTGGGCGTACCGGCGCAATCTGGCCGACTCCTCGGCGTCCGCGTTGTACTGACACCGGCAGACCCTCGGACGGTAGCCCGGATGGGACTCCCTCCATTCGATGATGGCCGGATGGTCGCCATGCAGTTGATCGCATACTCCGCAGACGGCGTCATCGGGGATTCTGGTGGAACCGGCCCGGACACGGGCGAAGATGTCTCCCAGCGATTCCATCCCGCTCTTGACCTTGGGCGGCTTGGGATAAGCGTGGAACTTGGAGTCTCCCGGTTGGAGTACATCGGGCGGTTGTGTCATCGGTTGGCCCTCCTGGCCGCGATCTCGGCGGCGGCTTGGCGGTGTTTCTCTATCGGGTCAACATCGGCGGCCGGCGGCGGACTCGACCGGGAATCCTTCCGCGCCCAATTCTGGAATGTCGCCCACGGGTCGCGGCCTTCATTTTTGGATCGAGCGATAAATGCTTTGACTTCGTAAGCGGTATCCTCGGCCTGGTCGGCGGTGATGGCTTTCTTTGATAACCACGCCTCGGCGTCGGCCAGGGAGGTTTTGAACTTTGGGAGTCCTGATAAGACATCGAACCAATCGGGCGATGGGTCCGACGGCAAGTCGGACATCTCCCCTGACGGTTCTTTTGATGATTCTTTGATGATTACTGGTGGTTCGGATGACATAGCTATGTCACCCTTTAGCGTCTCCGGTGTCACCCTTTCTGTCTCAAATGTCACCCTTTCCGCGTCCTGGGTGTCACCCTTTATTTCGGTCTCAGCGTCAAAGGGTGTCAAATTGTCACCCTTTATATCCGCCAATATCTGGCGTTCTGTCCTCGGTTGGAAGGGCGGTTTTTGCTTGCCGGCGGATGGGTCGAGTCTATAGACGACGGTATTATGCCGTCCGCCAGCCACCGACCCGGTGGGGATCGCCAGCTTTTGGTCCCGGAGGTCTTTGAGTGTCCGCTGGACTTGTCGGATTCCGTAACCGGTTTTCCACGCCAGCCGCCCCACGCTTGGGTAGCAATAGCCATCGTCGTCGGCGTGGTCTGCCAATGCCAGGAATATCGACTGGGCGTTGTGAGGTAAATCCAATTCCCAGACCTGGGACATTATCTTGATGCTCATCCCGTCGTCCTCCTCCCGTCCGTTAGATAACGCTCGGAGTGGGCCGATAAGCTCGGCCCAGACCGGCCATCGTCTAGCGGTTGCTCTATTGGTTCGTGTCGAATACCCTCCAGCCCTCCCGGCCCTCGATGCAGTAGGAGTCCGCGTGGTCGTCGGCCTGTTTCGGGAGTTTATGTCCCCATCCTCCGTCTGGCCCTTGCCGCCGTTCCTGGTCGTGTTCGTAGCAGTAATGGAGCGGCATCACCGGCGCCTGATTTATCTCCCGGTAGAATCGGTCCCGGAGTTCCCGGACCCAGCCAAACAACTCCCGGCCTTCCGGGATCGGGATGACACCTCGGATGATGAATTCAACGGCGTGGTTGTGGCAAGCCCCCAACGCCGCCGGGTTGGGAGGCGGTTCCATGTTGGGCGCCGGAGTCCGGGCCGGTGGGTCTGACCTTGGAGCCGGAGCCGGGTTGGGCTTGGGCGGTGCTTGGACTGGCGGCGCCTCGTCGGACGCTACCCTCTCCCCGTCCCCGGCGATCCATGTCTGCTCTATCCCGACCAAGTCCCACCAGTAATCCGATGAATATTGGCCGGTTTTGATGGTGCCGTCTTTATTGGTTTTGAGGTTGCCTTGGCTGATGGTGAAGATGCACAACGGCCCCTGGCCCTTCTCATCGATGACAACGTCCTGGACGGTCTCCCAGTCCTGGCCGTATAGGGTCAGGTCATATTGGGAACCGGGCAACTTCCAGTCCACCAGCATCGCCCAACCGTCCCGGTTCTGTTGTTTCCCCTTGGATTTCACCTCGGCGGTAAAATGATATTGTGACTCGATGGCGGTGGTCATTTGGCCTCCCTCCGGGCGAACTTCAGCCGACCTCGGCTCTCCGTCTGGGCGTTCGCCAGTATCCGCAAGGCTTCCGCGCCGTACTTGACCGCCAAGCTCTTGACCGTCCCGGTCGCCCACTTGTCCGCGACCTTGACCTCGTCGGTGTGGGCCGGAGTCAGGCATTTCTTGAGGTCGGCATCGTTGAAGATTTCCTTCAGCGGCGCGAAGGATGGCTGGTCGTATTTGAAGCCGGTCTCCATCTCGCAGATGTAAGTCTCGGACGGGATGGAGGTCGCCCCGCGTTCCTCGATCCGGCGGTAGGCTTCTTGCTCCAGATGGCCGAGGGTATTCTTGAAGCCTTCCAGAATGGCCCCGATATGCTCCATCTCGGCCAGGAGTTCATCGTCCGAAAGATGGGCGTGGGCCTCGCCGTAGTGGTTCTCGATAGTCTCCGAGGTTGTCATGCGGTCCTCCTTTTCTGGGCGATGTACGCCGCGAGGGCGACCCGTAGGTCTTTGACTTTGACGATCGGCATCGTCTGGTTCATGGTTCCACCTCCTGTTATATCTCCACCTTGGCTGGGTCTTGACAATGGTCTGAGTCCGTCCAGCCTCCGCAATCGGTGCAATAGTACCCATCACCGCCGGCGTGGTATTCACTCAGTACCCGCCAAGCCAGACAAAGCATCGAACATGCTTCCGGCTTATGCTTGGGCCAGTGGACTTCCTTCTTGCCACATGATATGCAGTACACCCTAGACCTCCGTTCTATACCTCTGCCGTCTCCCCTCCTTCGGGCCTCGTCAGGGCGGGTTAGGCAACCCGCGCTAGACATTGTTTACATGTAACGGCTTTGTCGGATTGTGTGTACCGGTAGAAGTCTACCCGACCGCATTCGGTTTGGAGTCCATCCCTGACTCCGGCCATTTCAGCCTGGACCGTTGTGGTTGATACTTTATGGATCGGTTTGGGTTTCATTTGTTTAGCCATCTCGATTCCTCCCTTACTTAACTATGTACATTATAAGGGATACCGCCATAATATAGCAAGCATTTATTGTACCAATTTGCAAATGAATATATCTATGGCGGTTATAAGAGAGTCCCCTGCCGGTCGGTCGGCCACCATGTCACTTGAGGACGGCCCAGGTATTGACGGGCCATCCCAACGCCGACCTTCCCGGCGGCTTTGAGGTCGGACAATCGCCGCTGGGCCGGTACATGGCCGAGGCCGGTCAGTTCTCCGATCTCCCCAGCGGTCAGGCCGGGACGGGTCAGGACAACATCCAGGCATCGCTCGGCCTGGGTCCGGCGCCGACCGGAGTCGGTGACCTCCATCGCGCCAGCGTGGGAAGTCCACGGGTCGGTACTCCTGGCGATGGGCGTGGTCATGCGGTCGGCATCCACATCAGGGCCGCGGACCCGCATCTCCCGCAGTAGAGCGGGATGTCTTCCGGGACCAACCGGATGGCGACCTTGCCGCAATCCAGGCACTCGACCCGGTGCATCCGCAACGCCACCTAAGACCGGACCAGCCGGTAGGAATGGATGTCTATCTCGTACTCCCGGCACCAGTTCGCCAGCGTTTGGACGCTGATGCCCAGGTCCGCCGCCGCCATCACGTTAGAGTTCCGGCGTCCGCGGTATTGCTCCAGGGTGGTTAGTAGGATGTCCTTGATCGGGAGATGCCGCTGGAGTTCCAGCAGTTCTTGGTTCGGCGTTTTCATCCGGTCTCCTATGCCTGATAGGCTATGAATCCACCTCGATTATATCACAAGTCGATGGTCGTTAGCTACGGATTAAATACCGGTTTTACACTTAGCAAAGCATGGTATAGAAAATAGCACAAAGGTAGTAAAC